GTGTCATACCGAACAAGAAAAAGTACGACAGAAAAAGGGACAAGAAAGATGTCGAAAAAAATTCTCACCTATCGCAAGCCGGTAAAGGTCAAAGCGATATCGACTAAACATCGCAAGCCAGTGTCTGCCATTCGCAAGCAGCAGCGGCAGAACAAACAACAACGCCAAAAGATGGGGGGGCTAGATCATGGATGCTGACGGCTTTGAGTATGGTGGCATTTGGATACTTGACAGAACCAAGTCACCTTGTGGTAGGTTTGACTTAACACCAGAGGAAGCAGACAACCTGTATGGAAAGGATGATAGTGATGCGAGTAACGAAGCGAATGATTAGAGTGCGTTTAGAAGCCGTGAATAGACAGCTTGAATATCTAGCAAGGTCAGATGAACAGCCAGCTAAACTTGACGTGAATTTTGCGGCGGTATATGGTGGCTACGAATTGACAGCGGGTGATGCCATCATGGCGCATCGTATGCCAGCAAGGGAAATGTTACAGCATCTTGATGGGATGCTGACAGGATTAAACTTAGCCAGAGGTGCTTACAGATGAATGTACTATCAATGTTTGACGGCATGTCATGTGGGCGTATTGCCTTGGAACGTGCCGGTATTCCTGTCACTAAGTATTTCGCGGCAGAGATTGACAAGTATGCAATCAAGGTGGCAAAGGCTAACTATCCTGACACCATTCATGTCGGTGACGTTACCACTGTGTCTGGTGATGATCTGCCACAGATTGACCTACTGATTGGTGGCAGTCCATGCCAAGGCTTTAGCTTTGCTGGCAAGCAGTTGAACTTTGATGACCCACGTTCCAAGTTGTTTTGGGAATACGTGCGCTTGCTCAAGGAGTTGCAGCCGACATACTTCCTGCTCGAAAACGTACGCATGAAGCAACAGTCTATGGATGTAATCACTGAGGCATTGGGTGTGGAACCTGTGCTTATCAACAGCAGTATTGTGTCAGCACAGAACAGGCCACGGTACTACTGGACAAACATTCCCATGACTGGCTTGCCAGATGACAAGGGTATTGTCATGCGTGACATTCTGGAGACTACGCCAGTAGATGCACACTATGAGGCTGGCAAGCATCTTATCTCAGGGTACAAGGGTGGCAATCAGTTGAACCCATCATACAAAAGCCAAGCCAATACCATTCATCCATTGGACGGCAAGTCAGGCACACTGTGTGCAGGGACACATGGCTACAGCAATGGATATGTACCTACCAGCACTGGCCTGATACAGATTGGTGAGACTGCGGAGTACCAGCACTACAAGCATGACCAAATCAAGCGTGTCTATCATCCCGATGGCAAGGCACCCACCCTTCTGACCATGCAGGGTGGCAATCGTGAACCCAAGGTATCAACGTCTGATACCACCTGGCGCAAGCTGACGCCACTGGAATGTGAGAGGCTGCAGACTGTGCCAGACAACTACACAGCCCATGTCAGCAACACACAACGCTACAAGATGCTGGGCAATGGCTGGACAGTTGACGTAATCGCACACATATTCAAGGGGGTTGACAATGGGTGAGGACATGTTCGATACTACATCAATGGACTATGAATACATCAAACGATTCTACGAAACAGACAGAGGGAGTACCAACACCATGCTGACACTTAACACGACACACTATGACGCATCAAAAGAAGACCTTACTGAATCCTTGGGACTGTTGCCCATATGGGTACGTGAGTATAATATCCTGAGTGTATACGAACCTGACGTTGCGCCAGTCAAAGACCTTGTTCAATACATGACAGAACGCTATGGCTTTGGTGAGTTGTACCGATTCGGTGGTGACGTACAAGAGGACGGTTCGTACAAGAGTAACTATGACGAGGATGATGACCTGCAATACGTAGGCAAGATGGACACAAAGGATGGCACCGTATACTTCTATCCCTACGCCATTACTGCCCTGCCTACTGACGAGGGCTACTTCATCACGAGGATGGACTGATGGCAGGTTATCTTACAGAGGCTGCACTTGCAGTAGAATCATGGGCTGACTTCAAACTTGAAGCGGCTTGGCAGATGGCAGATGATATCATAGATGAATATGATCTAACCTTGTCTGATCTAGAACAAATCAAAACGTATCAGTCAATAGGTACAGATGATGACATGGAAATCCTCTATTGGATTGAGGAAGAATTGAAGTCAAGAGGTAATGCTGATGGATGAGGAACTGATGCTGCAGGGCTTGGAACAATTCCTGTTTGACAATGACTGGTTCGACAATGATATTGTCGGGCTGACAGATGAAGACATCGACACTAACAACTACGAGGAGATTACACATGACACAGAAAATTGACCCGAACTATGCACGATCAAATAATGTAGTGTTTGAGGATGGCGAATGGTGGTATGTAAGCCCTGCCACCACCGGATTCAAATACCGAGAGAGGCTGGCGAACCATGCCAAGAAGAATACGACACGCATGTTTGTGAATGGTAAATACATTCCCAAGTCACACCCATTGCATAAACCTGGACGCTACAAAAGTCTGGACGATGCGTGGTCACACGAGAAGATTGACAGTGTGCCATCAGGTGAGATCTATGCCATTGTCAATCAGGCATGGCCTGAGTGGGTAAAGATCGGCTGCGCTAACATTGCAGAGGATCGTCTCAATGGGTATCAGACATCATCACCCTTTCGTGACTACAAGATTGTCTGTACCCTTGAATCAAAGAACAGGCGCAAGGCTGAGACACTGATGCACCGTACACTGGAACAGTACGCAGATGAACGGCGTAATGAGTGGTTCAAGATTGACATTGACAAGGTGAAAGAAATGTTCTATCACTTTGACGATAATAACATCAACCAGTAACGAGGCAATGGAGGTGAGCATGAGTGAGGAACTACCGCTTGACCATGAACCTAGTCTTGACCATTGGGCAAAGTGTATTGCCGATGATGACATAGCTACAGGTTATCACACGAACTGGCATCATGCCTATGAGAATGCATGGCATTGTCTTGACGCAGAGTACAACTACAATTATGAATATCAGTACGAGGTAATAGTATGAACAGATTTCTGATTGACCACCACCCTGCTGCCATAGCCAAGCAGCTATGTGACCAGCACATTGTGAAGATGCCACTAGAGGAAGCGCAGATGTTATGCACCAGCCTGTGGCATCATGCACCAGAGTACGCAGCAACAAAGGGCTTGTATAAGCCTGTGCATCAGAAGCACCCATGCACATTGTGGGCAATGCGTAGCCAAGCTAACTACGTTTATGCTTTCAATCTGTACGCATATATGCTAGAAGAATATACATATCGCTACGGCAAGGTACATGGTGCAAGCAAACACTTCATGGCATTGGCTGACGGCAAACAATTTCTGCCTGTCGATGCCATCAACCACGTCACCAAGCATCCCGAATGCTTTAGTGGTATGGATCACTTGAAGACAGACGAACACTGGCCTATCAAATCATATCGTAACTTTTACATTGCAGACAAGGCTAGGTTTGCAAGGTACAACAAAGGTCGGGATATTCCTGGCTGGATGAAAGGAGCAACACAATGAGTGAGCAAAAAACTGAATGGGAACTGAAGCGCGAAGCAGCAACCGATTGCTGGAAGTCTATGACACCACACCAGCAGGAAGCTATGATGACACTGCTCAAGGCATGGGTGCCTATTCGCACTCGTGTGAGTGAGTTGGTTTCACTCGACTACGATGACTTACGCGCAGTTGACCAAGCATGGTGGGGCGTGAAACACGCACTCGTAGACAAGGATGTCGAGATCAAAGAGTGGGACTTTTAGATGCCTAGAAGTATCAAGGAAACACTGGTAGCCGTGTCGAAGAAAGACCTAGACGAACAAGTAGAGTGGTACTTACAACAGTACCACCCTCTTGGGTACGACACACGAGTCGATAGAACAACACACGATCCTGAGACTGGTCGATATACGGCAGTCATGTCTCGCTGGGATTCTTGCGATTAGGAGAAAAATAACATGGACATCATCATTGCAATCGTCGGCATGGTTATTCTGCTGGCATTCGGACTATGACTAGCTTCAGAGAAATGGTTGGTGATTACTATTCATCCTATGAATACAAAGAGTTGCGGGATGAAACTAAAGTTAACTATGAATATATAATTCGCCAGGTTTTGGACACAAAGATTGATGGTCAAAACTTTGGCAGGGTGGATGTCAATAAACTGACAAGCAAAATGTGCAAACTTGCATACGATGAATGGTGTGAGAGGGGCATCCACTTTGCCAACAAGGCGATGGCTATTGCGCGAGTCGTGTATAATCACGGCTTGCGTATGGAGATGGTCAGTCGTAACCCATTCAATGCTGTGCGTAGGCGTACACCTAAGAGTAGAACAACCCTGTGGGAAAAGGACGACATCATGCAGCTATTGGATACAGCATACAGTGACTTCAACACACGCAATCTGGGCTTGATTGCACAGATGGCATACGAATGGTGCCAGCGTGTGGGCGACATGCGCCTACTCAAGTGGGACAACATTGACTTTGATGAGCAGCGCGTACACATACTGCAGTCAAAGCGTAGGGCAGAGGTGTACCTACCCATATCGGATGATCTGATGGAGATGCTGACCCAACAGCATGAAGACTTTGGGTTCCAGGAATATGTCGCCCCTCGTCCGAATCCTATTGATGGGAAGTATGAACCATACACCATCTTCAAGATGTCGAAGCATGGACGCGCACTGATTCGCAACGCTGGGTTGCCTGATACTCTCCGACTGTCTGACCTGCGACGTACTGGCACAACCGAAATGGTGCAAGCTGGTGTAGGAATAGGACAAATCATGTCGGTTACAGGACATGCTAACCCACAATCGGTCAAGCCGTACATCAAAAACACATACGATGCTGCAAATTACGCATTGACAAAACGAAACAGTCATGGTAAAAGCACATTAGATGCCGCAAACGAAGGGGATATATAATGTATAATATATATAATATAGTAAATGATATATCATTATATATCGGTGAATCTAAGCGTATCAACTGTCCTGTATGTAAAGGGTACAAGACATTCACTGTATCGAACATAGGTGGTAACATCGTATGGAATTGTTACAAGGCATCCTGTGGTGTCAGTGGTGGCAAGCGTGTAGGCATGACACCTGACGACATCAAGCGTATGAAGATGCAGCAGGAGACAAAGGTAGAAGAATTTAAATTGCCCCAATACATCGTACCAAACAAAAACCTCTTGCAATTCAATCGGTGGTGTGCTAGATGGGGTCTAAATGAAAAGGAATTGGGATTACTGTACGACGTAAAGGAAGACCGTGTTGTATTTCCTGTCGTGCATGACAACAAGATTGTTGACGCTACTGGTCGGGCGTTAACAAAGCGACTCCCTAAATGGCGAAGGTATGGGTCTTCAGGTTTCCCTTATACCAGTGGCCAAGGTGATGTCGCCGTGGTTGTTGAGGACTGTGTGAGTGCAGCTGTGGTAGGCAGTGAGAAATTTGTCGGGGTCGCACTGCTAGGCACAACATTGCTTGAAGAACACAAGCATTATCTCACACGGTTCTCAGCAGCTATCGTTGCACTAGACCCTGACGTGCTGACCAAGACCATCGCAATGGCGAAAGAGTTGCGTAGTCACATACCAAACGTGAAGGTGTTGCGCCTTGAGGAAGACTTGAAGTATTGCAACCCGACAGACATAGAGAAACTTGAACAGCTAGGAGCAACACAATGGAACTAATGGAACTATCACTGGTCAGGAGTCTGATGAACAAGGACTTCTACGAAGATCATCGTGGGGCTAGGTGTCCCGACAGATTGTTCAGCACAGACGTGCGTAAGATTAAGAAGGCAGTTGATGTGGCAATGGATCGGTACAATCGTACTGTTACCCCCGAAGAGGTACAGGCACTGTTCGTATCCAGCAACCCATCCATGACGCCAGCGCAGCGTGAATCGTACAACAGTATCTTTCACTCTATCCAGCGCACTGAACCCTTGGGTAATGATGTAGCAGGAGAGGTGCTTTCTCGCCTGTTTCAGCAGGTTGTGGGGGCAGAGATTGCAGAGTTGGGGTTCGACTACGTGAATGGTGACAAGGCCAGTCTGGAACCCTTACAGCAGCTTCTAGAGAAGTATGGTGATGACTTCACGCCCAAGCTGAATATCGAATGGGACGACATATCCATCGACACCATCATTGCGAAGAATGATCTGGAAGCACGATGGACATTCAACATTCCTGCCCTGACACGTAAGGTCGAGGGTGTAAACGATGGACATCTGATTGAGATTGGTGCCAGACCGAATACAGGTAAGACATCATTCCATGCCAGTATCATTGCAGGACCAGGTGGTTTCGCGCATCAGGGTGCCAACTGTATCGTCCTGTGTAACGAGGAAAGCTACCATCGTGTGGCAGCACGTTACCTGACAGCAGCAACTGGCCTCACCATG